CCAACCTATCGTCATGGACCAAGGCTCCCCTGTCTCTGGTGATACGGGTGAGTTGGTAGAACAGGGAGTACTTGACATCCTTAGCTGTGTCGAAGTCCTTCTGGATCACCCTCTGGTCCACTATGAGCCTATGTGTGGACATCACAGGTTCCAGGGTGTCGATGATACGGGCTTCCTTCTGGGTGGAGTGCTTTACCTCCTCCACAGTGCATGGGTAGATCCTCTGCAGGACAGGCTTGAGGAGCTGGGTGAACATACCATCACCGAAGTTAGCCTCGATGATGATGTACTTGACCTGGTTCCTCTTGGCTGCATAGGCCAGAGCTTCGAGGGTCTCCAGCTCATAGCCTCCGGTAATCCCTCCAGCTTCTGTGAGGAACAGGTTACCGGCCAGAGCTTTCACCACGGCATACCCTGTCTCGTCCTTACCTCGTCCTGAGGGGTCGATGGACATGACAGCCCCGGTGTACTCGGACATATCGTCAGAGTGCCACATGGGTCGGTAGAACCTGTCCCCTGTCAGAGCCACATTCGGGATATCGTTGATGCACAGCTCAGGTGCAGCAGCCCAGGCCAGCTTCAGGTGACCCATGGTAGGGCCTAGATTCTGGATGATCAGGTCTGAGACCTTCAGAGGGTACCTGTCGGCATCACTCAGAGATGTGTCGAGCTGAAACTGCAGGGCAAAGCCAGCCTTACCGTAGGAACTCTTACGTTCCATCAGGTCTGCCTCATCGAATCGACGAGGATCTGTAGGCATCCCAGCGTTATCTGCAGAAGCCTCCAGTGCCCTTGTGATCATCGGGGCCAGCTTGCCCTGGTACTTGATCACTTGCTGCAACTCTGGGTACAGGGCTGGCCAGATACGGACCTCATAGCCCCTCTCAGGGAGCTGGTTGTACAGGGACATCTCAGTCTGGGGTGTACCGAGGTACAGGATACGGCCACCAGGCTTCAAGATCGCATCGAATTCCTTGACAGCCTCCGAGAGTTTGTCTCGCATCATCTGGGTGGAGGAGTTGTTGGGCACCTCCACGTCATCAGCAATCAGGATGTCGGCACGGGAACCAGTGATCTGCCCAGTGATACCCACGGATTTTACCGAGGGACTGTGGTCTGGGGTAGCTGGTCCTACATCAAAGGCAATCACAGAGTCCCGCTGGCCATCCTGAGGCTTCAGGTGTTGCAGCATGGGGATCTCGTTGATCAGCCTCTTGACGAATGTAGAGAAGGCATCAGCTCGTTCCTTGGAGGCCGACACCACCAGGATCTTGAGCTGGGGATTGTTCAGGATCAACCAGCAGACAAACGCTGAGGTGATCCATGATTTGCCTACCCCTCGAAAGGCTTCGATGACGGATCGTCTGGGTCCGTTCTGTAGGTAATGAGCAATGTCGTATTGAACCGGAGTAGGCTCTGGGAGACCAAGGTGTTTCCACACGAGGAACATGAATACCCTGAAGTCTGCCAGGGCGGGATGTTTAGATGGGGTCATAGATTGATTTAAAGGGGGCTAGAAGACGTTTTCCAAGGTTACCTAGGGGGTAGGTAGGGTAACCTCAGAAAAAGCCTTAGAGAGCCTCATAGGCCCTCAGGTTGTTTATTTAGTTTTCCGAAAGGGAACGACAGTGTCATCTTCAAAAACAGGGAGATCCGCAAGGTCTGCCAAGGGCGAACCCTGAGCAGCTATTGCTTCGATCTTGTTGTCCTTGAGAAACTGTCGGGCCACGTTGAGGATAGCTGCAGGGGGCATGGAGATTCCCGTCTCAGGATCAGTGAAGTCCTGAGACAGGGCATCTTTCAATACCTCTGCCAGCTTACCGTGAAGACTACCGAGAGCCTTTTCGTCAGCTTTGTTCATGGTCATAGGAATAATTTAATAGCTTTGTCAATTCCAACAGACTGAGCGACAACGACAGCCACGGCACCCATGGCCAGATACTTGATCTGAGCTAGGGTCTTCTCGATGCCTGCGAGTGACTTGCGGAGATCCGCTGAGATGTCCTGAAGTTTCTTCAGTTCCTCCGCATGGTCGTCCACCTTCAGCTCCAGCTTAATGATGCGATGTTCAAGTTCCATGGTTATGTCTTGATGATGTAATTCAGAATGAGGGTGGGTTGGGTGTTGTTGTGGGCCTGACTTCCACCCGTTGCGAGGGTGCTCATGTAGTAGGCGTTTGCACTTTGTCCTGCTGCACCTGCAGTTCCAGAACCCGCTGCGTTTGATCCACCCACATATTGATGTGAGTGAGCAGGCATCTGAGACTCGGTCAGGGTGTGGGTCTGGGCACCACCAGCGGCACCCAAAGATGCACCGTTGACACCGGAGCCAGCGGTTGTCAGTCGGTTGGCTGCAGTTCCCCCCATGTCGTCTTCACCCGCAGCAACACGGCCACGGAGATCGGGCAGAGTGAATGTGGTTGAGCCATCACCTGATCCATAGGTTGTCCCTAGGGCGGTGAAGAGGCGGGAATAGGTTGTCCTGGAGACAGCCTGGCCGAAGCACAAGAGCCATCCCGTGGGGGCTGAAGATCCTGCATAGGGGAGGACACAGCCTGTGGGGGCCATGCCTCCTACAGCCGAAGCTCCAGCAATAGCGATGTTTCGCGCATTACTCATACGTTCCTTTTGAAAAGGCAGGAGCCGAAGCTCCTACCGGATATTACAGAAGCAGCGTTATGCTGTGCGCTTCCACATTGCTACAGTGATGTAGGGCTGCAGGTTTGCATTGGTTGCACTAGAGCCTTCTGAAGAGATAGTCCCTGAGACTGTGTGGGTGTGTGCCCCCGCAGACGCTGTGGGAGAGGCATCTCCTGGTTGGTTGTTTGGCCCATCATTACCAGAAATGTAGTCTCCCGAAGTCGCACTATCAGAAACGTGAGGGATAGTATGCTGGTGCTCCCCTGCGCTGTCGATTGTCCCAGCGAATGTGTGTGCGTGGGTCACAAGAACAGCGTCCTTGCTTCCCCCGGTTTCCTCCAAGGTGTCGAATAAGACATCGCCGCTGCTGATTCCCACGACCACCCGCCCAGCGCCAAAGGCTATCCAAGTACCAAACCCCAGCAGGGTAGCTGGGTTGGTGGTTGAACCGGCGTTGGTGTAGATAGAACCCACGGGATAGACGGCAGCAAGGATTGCGGCACGGATGTTCGATAGGTCTTCCTTGGCCAGGGGTGTTCCCCCCGGAGTGGTTGCATCGTGGACCACCACAGTTTTCTTAGTGGTGTCCACGGTCAACTCGCCAGAAGCCCCAACGAATGTACTGTGTTCAGCCGTAGTACCCCGGCGTAGCTTAAACTCTTTAGCCATATAAGGTACAGCTTCCTATTAGGCCGCTACAGAGTTGTTCATGTCTTCCTGAGCCATCACCCAAGCGTAGCACTTAGCAAGGAAGGTATCTCCTGATTGTGCTTCAACGGCTGTCAAAGGGCAGTGATAGCGGCGAAAATCCACATCACGAGTGTCATCATCAGCAGGCTGAGTAGCGTAACCTGCAACGTCAATCATGACGCTGTGACGGTTCTGTGTATCACGAGTGCGGCTGATAGCTGCTGTGACAATGCGGAAGTAAGCGCCTGCAAAAGGAACGCCATACTGAGAGTTTGAGAGGTCGAGTTGAATAGCCATGATTATATTTCCTTATGCGTAAGTTACTTCAGATGTTTGGATCGTTCCGACCCATCGAATGTTGGTTGCTGTAAACCCAGTAGCGGTGATAGCAAGACCTCCGTTGGTTGTATCTGCTGACAGTGCCAAAGTCCAACCCGGCATGTTACTTATAGCGGTGACTGTGGAAGCAATGATAAGCGTTGTGCTTGCAGTTGTTCCTCTTACAATCAAACCTTCCACTTTCCAAGCAGCTGAGATTGTAGAGCCTGACTGTTTTGCAACAACAGTTCCACTGAAAGCATAGGCTGAGTCGTTAGGGAGAATGATTTGGTTGATTGCCGTTCCTGCTGATCCTTCTGTAGTTAGTACAACTGCTGTACCGTTTGAGGTAAGCCTACGAACAACAAAAACACCGTTTTGTGCATCCCCTTGAGCTGAAAACAAACCTGCTGCGTATGCGTATTTCCCTCTAATTCGGGAGGCTGATCCGTTCCCTAAAGCAAACGCCGTTGCTTCACTGGCTAAAACATTACCCCCGATTGCAAAAGAACCTTGCGCTTGGGCCGCAGCGTTCCCTCCTGTCCAACCTGATTGACCAATAGCAACAGCGCCGCTCCAAGCCAATGCGTTCCGTCCCAGCGCTACGCTATCACTTCCGTTAGTGGCTAGTGCGCCTTTTCCTATTGCAATGCCATCTGCGTTAGAAGACTTTGCCAAACTTCCCATTGTAATGGAGTTAGCACCAGTAGCACCATAAGTACTCGTATTGTTTGCCACAGCAGCCGCAAAAGAGTCAGTACCAGAAGCGTAAGAGCCTCCAAGGGCCATTGCTCCTGCGCCTGTCACGGCTTGAGAGCCTTGATAGCTAGAATTCTGCCCTATTGCTGCACTAACTGCCGCACTTGCATTCGTGCTATACCCCAAAGCAATAGAGGCTTCGCCTCCAGATGACGCACTTAATCCAACAGCGAAACTAAGACTACCAGCAGCGGATGGACGTGCGCTAGTCGCAGCCATGTTCTCGGCGTAAAGACGCATTGTCTTCTTATCACCTGTCTGCCAGTTTGCACCATCGCATACTATCTGCATACCCTCGCCTCGGCGTAGGATTAGCGTTGAACGTCCATCAACAGTCTCTGCGTTGTTTGGGTCAATAGTGATAACATCTGTAGCGGTAGCAGATGTATTCCAAATCCAACAATTAAAACCAGCACCCAACGTAGCAGCAGCAGTTAAGGAAACCGTAAACGTACCGGAAGTACAGTTAATGATTTTACCTAAATCACCTGCAACAACCGTATAAGCTGCTGTCTTGTTGTTGATGGTTAGAGCACTTGCGCCGCCGCCACTTGGAGTTACCCAGGATGCCTCCCCTACCCCGTTTGTCCCAATGACTTGGCCGGAAGTTCCGTCAGTCATCGGCAACAGGTAGGAATTAGAAATCTTTACCCGATCAGAAGAACCACCAAGAGCAATCTGGTTACTCACCGTAGATGAAGCGTTAGCACCAATAGCAACAGAGTTTGTGCTTGTAGCAGAAGAACCAAACCCTAAAGCTGTAGAGCCATATCCACTTGCAATATTGGCCCGACCCAGAGCAATGGAGTAAGATCCAGATGCTTTAGCTTGGTATCCGAACGCTACAGAGTTAGTCCCAGTAACGCCATACGAAGACGATACAGTTCCAATACTTCCTGCAAGTGAGTCATCGGCGGAAGCATATGATCCACCCAAGGCCATAGCCCCTGTTCCAGTTGTGGCATAACTACCGGAACCAAAAGAGTTATTGCCGAGTGCTACCGAGTACGGCGACAGGGCAGAAGTACCTGAACCAATAGCTACTGCGTTAGCACCTGTAGCATTCGGAGCCGTAGGGGTCGAAGGGGCTTCATCAAACAGTTGGTAGGAAGCACCTCCACCTGAGGGATCAACCCAATCATAATCACTCCCAGACCAGCTCAGGAGTTGTCCGGGGGTTGCTGAGGGTTGGTTGATGGCGTTATCTACATCAGAATCCGAATAGCCAGGAGCTGGAGCTGCCCAAGTCGTATTGTAGTCAGTCCCATCGATCTTCAATAGGACTTGACCTGCGGTGCCTCCGGTGGGAAACCCTGCGCCAGTTGCACCAGTTGGTCCCGTAGCGCCTGTAGGACCCTGAGGACCAGTAGCGCCTGTGGCTCCTGTCGGACCAGTCAAGCCTGTAGGCCCCTGGATGCCTTGAGGACCCTGAGGACCTGTAGCGCCTGCAGAGCCAGCGGGACCCGTAGCTCCTGCAGCGCCCTGTGCGCCGGTGAACCCACCATAGACCACAACTTCTACAACATCACCGGCGGTAGCACCTACCGACAGGACAATGCTGCTTCCGCTTGTGGCAGTGTAGTCATCCCCACGAACCTGCTTCACACCGTTGATGTAGACATTCTCATATCCAACAGCGTAGATGGCTGAGAAGGATGTTTGCCCTGCTGTTGCAGTGAGCGTCGTGTTGGCGTACCCAACAATTTGATTCTTGACGGCCAGTGCAGCATCTGCAGCGAGGTTGGCGCTGGTGACACTTGCAGCAGCAGCAGACTGACTGTTCGCCGCCAAGGTGGCACTCGTAGAAGCCTCAGAAGCCTTTGTGCTGGCCAGTGTTGCACTTGATGCCGCAGCAGCAGCAGAGTTCGCAGCATTCGTGGCGTAGGTCTGCGAGGCCACAATAGATGCCATGTTACTGGCAACACTCTGCACGGTGGTGATGTTGGTAGCGACTGTGTTTACGGAGCCAACATTGGTGGCCACAGTGTTGACACTTGCAATATTGTCTGCAACCGCCACAATCTTACTGGTACCCGAAGCAGGGTTTGTGTCAACAGCTTGAGTAACCAAACCCAAGTCAGTGGCTGTCCCAGTGACAACTCCGAGATCAGAACCGACGATGGCAATGTCGGCCTTCGCGGAAGCTACGATGTTAACTGCGGGGTACTCATAATCCAAAGTACCTTTAGTTACCGCCTCGTCATCCGTAGTGGCAGGGGCCAGGTTACCAAGCCTCTTGAGCTGACCATCCCATCGACCCAGCGAGTCTGTGCGGATGGACTCTTCAACTCCATCAGAAGACTCCTGAGAAGTGTAAAGGTTAAACGTGGCGAGAAGGTCGAGGTCTCTCTCAAGAAGTACCGAGCCGTCCGTAAAGTTGACAACCGGAGTATCTTTAGGGGTAATTCGACGAATCTCGATGATCGACCCTACCGGAGGAGCAACATCAAACTTGATGGTACTAGCGTTCAGAAATGTGTAGCCAGGAACCAAGACGGTATTGATACGGATCTTGATGTGGTCCTGGGAAAGGTAAGAAAACGGGAAAGTGTAATCTGTGGTAGAGCCGTTGCCGGTGTACCGAACGTAAGAATACGCCACTTAGAAATCTCCAAAAAGCCCCTAGGTGTTACCCTAGGGGATATGACTTAATATGGTCGAGGGGTGTCAAATAGGCCAGCTTTAGACTTTGCCTTGAGCAGCTCTGTTGAAATATACTTATCTACAACCTTCTGTTCCTGCTGCATGGTCATTGCCATGGCAGCACTCTGAAGTTCGTTGATGACAGCCTGTGTCTCTTCAACCTTTGCTGCCCTGTACTTGAAGGTACCCTCAGGCAATGGAGCCTTCAGGATTGGGTACAGGACATCTTCTGGTTTCAGGGACTTGTAGTTCTGCTGCCAGACATCGTAGAGAGTACGCTTGCCGTCAGCCGCCATGATCGTCCGCATGTCAGCATCCCCCATCTCCTTGGCTTTCACCGGAGGCTTGAAGGTGACACCTGTGACACGAGACAAACGATCCATCTCGGTCAGGATGAACTGCTCTTTCTCGTTCATGCCCTTGGCCCTCTCTTCCACCGAAGCGGTCGAGAAGACATTCCAAAGAGATCCGGTATCGGACATCTTCCGGGTGTTACCCAGAACGTCATAGGCAAAGGCAGTCTTAGCGGGATCATCGAGGCCAACAGGACGAAGCAGCTTCTGCTCCACCATCTGCCAGAAGGTTTGAGGGTCACGGATCTGTGGATCATTGTCCCGAGCGATCTTGTGGAGCGTGTTGGGAACCAGCAGGAAGAGTTTGTCACCCAGAGCCTTGATGAAGGCACTCTCACCCTCTTCAGGGTTGAAGGCCGTCTTCACGAACTTGGCAAAGTTGTCCGCACCTTCTACCAGGGAAGCATCGCGGATGGCCGAAGCGATCGACATGGAACCCACGGTGACTGCAGCCAACAGGGGCTTGTAAGCCTCCTTGTCCACGAACTCTCCTTGGGCTTCCCGCAGACGGAGCTGGTCCATCCTGTTCAGGGCGTTGACCATGATCTTCACGGGGGTGGCCAGCGGATCAAAGCCACGGTAGCTCCAGGTGGAACCATCGGACATCTTGATCGTGTAAGGCTCAGGCAGCGGACCGTCTGTGCGGTTCTTCTGCTGCTTGTAATCGTCGTAGGCGCCATCCCCTTGGATACGCCCTTGGGCATACAGAGAGAGGACACCGGAGGCGATCACCAGCGAGGTCATGGCTTCAGCTTGGGCACGGACCTGACGCAGGGAACCATTGGCACCTGCAAGATCCTTCATGAAGTTAGGAGCCACGAACTGTAGGCCAGGAGTCAGGCGAATACCCTCCTCAAAGACCCGGATCGGTGTTCTAAAGAACAACTGGCCAATGACCAGCTTGAGCGTTGGGAACTTTTTCATGGCATCTTCATAGGCTTGGGCCGCTTTGGACATGCTTCCCTCACCAGAGAACTTGCGCTTGTACAGAACATCACGCAGGAAGTTCAGAGCCTCCTCGTCGTTGCCCTTTCGGAGCGACTGAGGGTCACGCATGGCTTCCCGCTCGACGTACTTGAAGAGATCCTCACCCGTCAGGCCCAGATTCAGGCCCTTGTTGATGATCGGCTGCACCAATTCGTCACCCGAAGTGGGTTTCATGGACGCATCCAGAGCCTTCTTGGAGGCTTCTGAGATGAAATCATCCAACGCCTTACCCTTCAGACCCTTCTCAGCCCCCTCCATGGCAGCTTCAGCAGCCGCTTTGCCAGCCACGAACGAGTCGTAGTTGAGCCGGGAGAGGAATTCGTCGGAGGCATTGAGAATTCGGGGGAAGATACGCCAGGCACCACCCAGTTTCCCGGTCAATGCCATCTCACCTTCGACCAAACGTGTTCCGTCACGGCTCAGCAAAGCCTGCTCGTACCGGAAACCAGCCTTGGCAGCGTTCAAAGCTGCTCCGAAGGACGACCTCATGGCCGAATAGGAAGCAGCAGCCTCAGCTCGTGTGGCTTTCTCGAAGGGATTGTTGAGGATCGCCTTCAATCCAGGGATCACCAGCGTCTTCATCCCCGAAGGGATCAAGTTGATGATGATCGTCTTGATGGAGAACACGTTGGAGATCGCAAACTCGGTCAGCTTGTCCACGAAGGAGGCACCCTTGGGGGCCAGAGCTTCGATCTTTGCGTCCAACTCCCGGTTCTTCAGGATGGAAGCCTTCATGGCCCCCTCGAGATCCCCGTTGTCCAGAGCCTTCGCGGCCACATCGTCATAGACCGTGGCAATCTTCTGGGCTTCGGACTGGAGGTTGGCCTTACCGACCATCTCAGCCCACACCTGCTCAGCTTCGAGCTTGGTGATACCCTTCTCGGCCATGATGGACTCCACCGTGACACCCTTGAGGGCATTCATGGGGTCCTGACGGTCCTGAAGGATCGAGCCAGCCATCGAGCCTGTGGCATCATCGGCCAACTGGGCAGATCCGACACGAGCTTCGAGGTCCTCGATACGAGCTACAAGTTCCTGCTGACGGATAACTTCAGGTTCGCTCAGGGCTGTCTTTGCATCCAGTGCCATACGCTCCTTGCGTAGGGTAGCCAGCTCGACAACCACCTCGTTCTTGTAGTTCTGGACAGCCTTATCGACCACCCGGATCTCTTCACGAGACAGGTCACTGCGAGTGCGGAGAGTCTCCAGGACAGCCGGGAGATCCTTGGTCTCGACATCACGGAGCTGGGTCACCACCACGTCAGCCTGCTGAGACAACTCTGCCTTGCTCAAGGGGGCTACAGGTTCGTCGGTCAGGCGGGTTGTGCGCAGACCAGTGTTGGCCTGAGGCACATCGATCTTGGGAGGGGCCTTACCTGCACTTGCAGGCTTTACAGCCCGTTCGTCCAGAACAGCAATCTCATCCGAAATCAACTTCATGCCGCCAGTGTCTTTCTGTTTAAAGACGACGACATCATTACCCGCAGCACGGGCCTTATCTAACTCCCTGACTTTGATGTCTGCGTATTCACCAGAAATAATATCCCTTGCCGTAATCTCTACGACTACGGGGTTCTTTGGCTCCACCCGCATTTCGTTGATAACTGGAGCATCACCAGCAAGTTTACCAAACCCTTCAGCAGATTGTTTGTCCGAGGTTACCCAGAACACACGACCCTCTTCAGCGATCCCCGATGTCTTCCCTGCGAGGTCCATGTTGGGCACATCGAATTGAGTGTTGCTACCGTGGTACACAACGCCATCAAGTTCTGGGATACCTGTCTTGGGTACGTCTGCACCCACAGTGGGTACGATCTCATCGGCAGGCAGACGGCCATCTTGCTGGCGCTGGATCAGTCCAGCCTCTTCAGCAGGAGACAGGCCAGAAGACGCTTTCACCTCACCTTGGGGGGTTACCCCTGCCACGTTAGGATCGGGGCTTGCAGAGGCCTTAGGAGCCTCTCCAGGTACCGTTGGGGTATCCACAGCCTTACGGCCCTTGATAACACCCACCACCTTGGTCACTGCAGCATCTGCAGCAGTCCCTAGGATCACACCTGCAGTACCAGCGATGGCTGCATCCACACCCACCTTGGAGAGATCAATCTCCTCACGACGACCTGCGGAGACCTCGATGCCCTGACGGATCGTACTGTCTGCAGCTCCGACCACACCGGACTGGATACCAGCCCCGATACCTGTACGGGCAAGAGAGTCGAGGACCAGCTTACGGATGCCAGCCTTGGCTGCTTGCTTCCCCGCAAACTTCCCGAGGAAGCCCACACCCAAAGTACCAAGACCCACCAGGTTGGTAGGATCGGTAGCGATACCTTTGACCGCCCTCCCCGCTCCTTCGAGTGAGAAGTTGGTGTTGTCATAGGTGTCCATCATGAACAGGAAGGCTTCCTTCTCTTCCTGAGTAGCACTCTGGAGGGAGTAGGCGATCTCTGCCATCGACACGAGGTTGAAGTTGAAGTTGCCTAGGGAGTCCTTGCCCCACTCTGCGAGATCATCCTTGGTGCCTTGGAAGGGCTTGCGCTCATAGAAGTTGTACAGCAGCTCCGAAGCACGAAGCCAATCCACATCCTTGTTCAGCGACTGTGGTTCAATATCCTTACGCACAGCAGCGAAGTTCTGGTACTGTACCGTGGTAGGGGCACCAAGTTCCTTGGCGACCCACTCAGCACTACGCTTGGGTTGACTGTAGGGGGAACTAGGCAGAGATGCCCAGATACCTCCCAGCTTACCAACGGCTGCATCGAAGTTGCCGTTACGGATATCTTCGAGGGCACCCTTACGGCGGATTAGCTCAAGGGCAATCTTGTCTTGGCTGTCCGGGGAGAAGTCTCGCACACCAATCTTGGGGGCGATGTCGTCATAGGTTGTCCCTACGATCTGGTACTTACCTGCGGCGGTACTGGGACCCTCAGCAGTCCGTAAGCCCACCACGCGAGGGTGAGCACGGAAGTCCGAGAACTTACTGCCACCCACGATGGTGTTGTAATCAGCCCCCTCAGCTCGTCCGAGGAAGTCCAGGAACTTCTTGACGTTGGCTTCGGGACTGGCCGGGGGTTGAGTGGTGGGAGTCCGAGCTGCAGGAGCAGCTACGGGATCGGTATCCCAGGGGTTCTTAGCGGAGGTAACTACCGGATCAGAAGCCCAAGGGGCCTGTGTAGGGGCGACCGGATCGGTGTCCCATGGGTTTCTAGATACTGTTGCCATTATTGCTTAACTTTGGTTTGCCCATCAGGGGTGACATAGGTCGTTCCCGCTTTCAGGGCGTTGTACTCAGCAGCATCCTTGATACGGACAGGAGCTGTAGATCGAGCAGGGGCAGCTTGAGGAGCTGGAGCTGGGGGCGTAGGGCCACCACGGACAGGAGCAGCCTGAGCAGGACCTGAAGGTGCTGCACTGGTGCCCATACGGGTCAGCTCTTCGATCAGGCGTTCAGCCTTCTCGGTCTCGACACGGATGATGTCCTGCTTGGCCTTACCTGTGGGCCACTGCTTGTTGTCCTCGAAGTAAGCCGTGAAGGAACTCTCCAGACCCTGCTGGAACACCTGCATGGCCTGAGCACGGAGGTTACCCCCGGTGATCAACGACTGGATCTTGGCATTGGTGGACCCTTCGAGAACCTTCAGACGGGCATCGATACGGGTAGACATTGCACTCTGGACACCCTCGTCCTTCAGCAGGATCATGCCTTCCATCAACTTAGGGACATCCGCGATCAGCGCCTGCTTCTCTTTGGGGTTCATCGCAGGGTTGGCCATGATCTGGTCAATCACCTGGTTCTGATTCATCGTCCCTACTGTGGAGCCGTTGAGGATCGTGGTGCGAATCTTGGTGGCATTGGAGATACTCTGGACATCGGGAAGACGGCCAGCGTCCTTGAGTTGCATCGCATAGTTGAAAGCCTCAGGATCGCCACGGTAGGCGCTGGGATCAACCTGCTCACCCTTGGCAACCTTGCCGATCATGTCAACCTTGGAACCACGAGTAGCATCTTCACGGGCACTCTGTTCGAGGAACCGAGCGTCACGGACCTTACCAATACGGATCTGCTGGATCTGTAGCTCTGCCTGCTTCAGGTTCTTCTTGTACTCATCGTTCAGGAAGACCGTGGGGACCTTGGCGAGAAGGGCAGGATTGTCCTCAGCATATGCCTTGGCAATCACGGTATCCACGACCAGCTTCTTACGCTCAGCGTTGTTCAGTGAGGACGAGGAGGCCCACTTCTTATCGACTTCAGTAAGGTCACCACCAGCAGCCAGAACCTGGCCAACCTCATTGGTGAAAGCCTCGCCCTGTACCTTGGTGTGGTACGTAGCAGTATCTCGCTGCCAGCCATTCTCCCAGCCACGGAGTTCCTGATCGATGCCCTTGATGACACCTGAAGAGTAGAACTCGTTGTCCTTGGCCAAGCCTCCAACGATCTCATCCCGTTTCTTCTTGAGGAAGGCGTTACGAGCGTTCGTATCCAGACGCAGGGTGTCGTCCTTGTTGATCTCGTCGATCACACTGTTGATCTGCTTGCGGCCAAAGTCCAAACCAATGGACTCAGCGACACGGGCAGCAACCACGGGGACAGTCTCTGGGAACTTCTCTTTGACCTGTGCAGCCGTTACCGCACCCTCTTTGTTGTCACGCTGGAACTGCTCCTTGTAGGAATCGACCTTCATGTTCTGAAGGAGAGTATCCTGAGCTTTCTTGCGTTCATAATCTTGATTGAATTGATCCAGGACAGGCTGTGCTTTACCGAGGGCCTCAGCCAACTGGAAAGCTGAACTTGCACGAGGGTCAAATCTCGCCTGTTCTGTAGCAATGTTAGGGGCTGCTGTAGTTTGCAGTGCCTCAGCACGGGGATCGTATCCCACTTGAACTCGCGCCATGAATATTCCTTAAGTAGTAGACGGTGGCTTGTTGTTGTAGCCGTTGTAGACAGCGCTTCCAATACGGAGTGCTGCACCGAAGTAATCCGGCATTGCGGGGGTCTTCAGACTGTTGATCTGGCTGGCCGCATTGATATCCACGTTCTCTCGCTGGTTAGCGATAGCCATGGAGCTGTTGTCGTAGTTCGTGACGACAGACGAGTTGAAGCGGTTCTGCTTGGTACCGAGGTCAGCCATCAGAGCGTCTACAGACAACCCTGAAATCCCATTCTCTCCAGCAGACACCGTGGCAGTGGACTGAGCAGCCCGTGCAGCCATGTTGTTCTGTTCAAGCTGCTGAGATCCAGCCTCTCGCTCCTGCTGCTGCATGAGGTTGGTCTGGTTCAGGTTGGCAGCTCGTGCCCTCATCGTATTCTCATACTGACGTTGGTTCGTCGCTGACTGAGCCGAAGCCGCTTGGCTCTGGGCAGAGACAGACGCTACCGTGGAGGCTACAGAGGCGATGGCCAATATTGTGGTTGGTTCGCACATATTAAATTACCTTAATGAATTCGTGATATAGCTCCCCATCGGGACCCATAGGGATTGCTGGCTTGATCTCAAAGCCAAGCCATTGGAGCCACTTGATGTGGACCACGTTCTTTGACCAGGCCACGTTATACAGCGAGGTATAGCCTTGGGACATCTCCTGGACATACTCCCGGCACTCCCTGAGGAAGGGCTTGGAGATGTCTGAGAGAAGATCTGAGGCCAGCATCCATGGGATACCCATGCCCCCCTTGGTGCCCCCTACTCCAAACATGCAGACTACCTTGCCATCCAGAAGGACAGCCTTGTTGTAGTCACACACCTCCAGAGCATCTTCGAGAGCTTCCATGGGGAGCTTACGGGCTAGGTGCCAGATCTCATCCTTGTCCTCTTGACGCATGGTCACTGACAACTCAGCGATATCCTTGCGAAGAGGAGGACGGATAGTAATGTTAGATGGCCTTGCTTCTCTTGACGTAGAAGCCTTCCCAGTCTGCACTGAGGAATGAGCTTGGGAGTGGACTGTCATTTTCAAGAGTAATGTTGGTACCAATGTTCTGGCTGACAATAGGGACAATGAATCGTCCCTCGCTGATGTTGTAGGTACCTATCGTTCCAGAGACCTGTCCAAGGACTTTCCCTGAGAAAACGTAGTTGTAGGTATCCCGTCCTGACGGGGTGACCTTTACCTTGAAGTAGCCTGACTCGTCATAGTTGACCGCAATCTTGCGGAGCTGGAGACGACCCTCAGTGTCAGCCTTCTGCCCTCCACTTTGGGTGGCAACACGGACTGTCACTGTAGAGAGCTGGTAGCTGAAGGTGTACTTGCGGCCAAAAGTGTAGGTGCCACCTGTGATGTTGCCTGCAACCTTGGCGTTGGTGCCATCCCAAATCACATCAAGAACCTCTCCCGGCTTAAGCGTGGGGTGGGTTCTAATGACGATCTGGTAGCTACCAATGTTGGGGGTGTACCCCAAGTTGGTTAGGTTCACCGTGGTGTACCCAGAGCCATAGGACATATCGCCTGCGACCAGTTGAACCTTGCGATCCAGGTGGACCGTGTAGGGTTCGCTGGGGCCTATGTCCCCCAAGGAAACAGTGGCCTTCTCCAAGAAAACACCATCAGCCCTGTTGATCACCAGGTACATGTCGGAGCCAATGAAGTCCACGTTCAGGATCGTAGAGTCAGACCCATAGGTCCACTTGGACCACGAACTCTGCAGCTTCTCGTTTGAATTAAAGAAGTACTTGTAGATGTACAGGGTCGACGGGTCTGCAGTGGACAATGCCACCAAGATATCCTCGTTGACAGCTACAGCAATCTTGTAGATGCTCGAAGCGATGTACTGAGGGATGTGAGCTGTGATGTCAATCGCATCGTTGGCCTGATTGTTCAGATCCGTGAAGTACTCTCGGAACGAGGAGTGGCTTCCCTTGTCCACAGAAAAGTAGACGTTCTTTCCGATACCTACGGGCTTCGCAATGATGTTGCAGGGGAACTCAGTGGCCACCTTCACACCAATGGACTTGGGAGACAGGAGATCACCCTGATCAATCAGGAACTGAGTCTGCTCAGAGAACAGCAAGAGCTGCTTGTTGAAGGGCACAGCGTGTTTGAGGGTCGCAACCTTTGTGTGGCTGGCATTGACATCAATGGGGTCACTGTCCAGCAATTGGGTCACAGTGGTCCGTGTGAAGTTGAAATACTCACCAGCCTCAGAGAAGATGATGGCTTCATCCGAGAGAAGGCCCAAACGGTTTCTGTAAAAGAACACGTCCGAAATGGTGCGGCCAATGAAGGATGGCAGTGGGTTTGAATCGTTGTCCCCGACAAGCCTGTTCTTGTAGGTTGCTTGTTTGAATGTGAAGGTGCCGTTCGATTCCCTTACAAGAATATGCGGCATTGTTCCAGCGTTCATTCCCAAGGAGATCCCTGGGGCCGCTGTTTCCTTCCAAACGCCAACACCAGTTGATCCGGTGGAGGATTCAAACTTGACGTAATAGCTGTCAAAAGGGCTGGTTGCAGTTTCACCAGCTCCCGTACCTGTGACTTCTACAAGGAAGCCATTTATGCCTGGGTTCTGCGGGAGGTCAGCGAACTTCTGCAGGGTCTTCTTTATTCCAACCATGCCACCATTGTTGAAACCGTCTTCAGTTCCCAAGGTGAAGTCAGCATTGGTACGGATGATGTAGATCGTTGAACCCGATACGGAGATCCCCCAGCCTCCAGAGTTAAATCCGTTCGCAACAAGGTTGCCACCCAGACTGGCCGCAATGAAATCCGTAGAGATCTGGGAAGTGTGGGCCGGGAGGGAACCATCCGGGGTTGTGAAAGAGGCCGACACAATCCCATCAATGATGATCTTGTAGGTCTTGCCGTAGTTACCCGCCTTGACGTTCACAATGGCTTCATAGGGTCGTGTTGGAGTTGTGCTACCCGAAGCAGTCACAGCAATAGACTTGTTCACAAAGAACGTGTAGTCAGCCACAGTCACAGCAGAGAAGGCTGTGGAGGGCGTTGCAGTACTCAGGTAGCCCTTACCATTTGGAAACGCTACGGTCTTCTCCACGCCGTTGATATCATAGACCTTCAGATCACCGTTGGTCAGTACTGTAATATATCGTTCTGCTGCGTCACGGTTGATCGTGTGGATGAAGCAGTTACCCAGAGGAGTGCTCTGGATCTTCTTGAGGTGTTTGGTTGGTGGCCGCTTCTTCAACCCCTGAGAGACAGTGGAAAGACCATTCTCTTGGACTTCGCCCTGAGAGTTCAGTCGAAGAGTATAGGGTTGCTGCGAGACACCGTTGACAAAGTTGGGGATTGAGGAAGAGATCAGGGCCATAGTTTAGCGATCAATAGTCCGCATCACTGAGTAATTCCCAGTGAGGATGTTGTAGTCTGCAGTCTTCGATTCGTAACGGCGCATCGAGCGCAATGCCCGTGCCTCGTCCTTCTCAGTGAAACTGCCAAGGGTGTCAGAACCTACCACCCGCTGCTGGAATACCCTGGCAGAACGGACGGAGATGTAGTGACGAGCTGCCTGAGGCAACTCATTGAATTCCAAAAGGATCGTCAGGTCTGCCTTAAGAGTCTTCTGGAACACGAATGTCTTGTTCTTGCGGTCGTAGAGACGGTTCCCGCGAATGGCAACATCAAGGCCAGTAGAGTCGTACTCTGAGGTATCGACTTCGATGGCGTTGCCAGGAATATAAATGAACCCGTTTGTATCGGGTGTAAGGACGAACTCATAGTCCGTGTTGAAATGCCAGCCCTCTTCCTGAACCTGAACAGAGACTTCAGACAGGATTGCACGAGCGGTGACAGCATCCACAACGCCAGTAGCGGCATCGAGGGAGTTGATTGGGGATTCGCCAATCGTACCAAGCATGATGTTAATCGCATCAAGCTCTGAGGTCATAGAAAGAGCCATGGTATACCTATAAATAAAAAAAAGGGGGAACCCCAAGTTAATGAGATTCCCCCTTTAGGGTCAGCCGTGATTAGGCGGTCTTCAGTTCGATAGCGCAAGCAGGACGCAGGACACCATGGCCCATAGCGTACTTAGCGACCATCAGAGTGCCCTGACGGCGGATGTCGTACTCGGACTCCATTGCCAGATCCAGCAACTTGACGGTACCGACAGCTTCCTTAGTAGCCACGACACCAACGGAGTTAGTGAACGCACCGGCGTACTTGTTACCAGTACCAGCCTGCACAGTGCCGTTAGCAACGGTAGTGCCGAAAGGAGCGTGGTTAGTCTTGACGATTTCGATGCCAGCAACACGCAGCACCTTACCATCGCTGTACACACCAGCACCACCCCAATCCTTGTTCATGATCTTGGTGTTCTGGGCCAACAGGTAGTAAGCAGCAGGAGCCAGGAAGGCAGTGCGGCCATCGGCAGCAACGTTCTTCTCGTCCAGCTTCTGAGCAGCGGAGAACAGCGAAGCAACCAAGGCTTCACCAGTCGTGTCAGTCAGCATGGTAGCAGCAGTCACGGAACCACCAGCAGGCTCACCAGTTACGGGAGCAGTGCCACGAGCGGCCAACAGGGCCAACTGGAGCAACTGACGATCCTTAGCGTATGCCAGGGCACGGCCAATCTCAGTCGAGTAAGGAGCACGAACGTCATAGTGGTTCATGGCCTCATCGATGTTCGACAGGAAGGCGTGAGAGATCAACAGGTCGTCGATAGTGATGACGATTTCGTTGTGGTTGACGTTCAGGCCGTTGATCTCAGTACCAGGTACATGGTACTCGGCAGAGATGCCAGCCATGATAGGGAACTGAGCAGACTTGCCAGAGGCAATAGTACGCTCTGCGAAGCGACCAGCCGTAACGGTAGCCTCTTCAAATGCAGTGAGGACTTCACCAGCGAAAACTTTGAGGAAAAGGGCGCTCTTATCGGCACCCTGGTTTGCGGAACCAGTCCGCGAAACGGTAGCATTAGCCATTATATTAAATCTCGTGTGAGTTGAAGAAAGTTTGTTGAGCAAACTCCTCGACCCGACACACAGTCACGCAGAGTTATCCCCGCAGGGGCAAAGGTACGTGTTATCAGTTCTAAGAATTGCAATTCCACCGCATAGAGATGCAGTGCGGAATAACTTCATCGATCACGAGAATAGTGCCCGTCTTTCCGGGCTGTCAGACGCCTTACCGTGGGTCAACGTTCCTAAGGTAGTAGGATTATTTCGTAGCGCCCTTGAGTTTCTCTATGGTTCTATAACCACCAAGGCCAAGAAGGCCGAAGAGAAGAGTCATCAAGGTATTGAGATCCATGGCAGGCATAACTGCCTTGACCTCATAGAGTGTAAGCGTGAACGTAGCGAAGGGCAGGAATACAAACTGGTAGAACAATCCGAATACGCAGATCCATCCTACAGCCGGTCTCCAGCCTGACTTAAAAATACTGTCAGAGCCAGCTTCGATCTCATTGATCTTCATCTGGCCTGTAGCCAGAGCAGTTTCAGCTTCGAGAACCTTAAGTTCCCCCGCCTGCTGCAGTTCAAACATCTTCAGCTTGGCTTCTGCAGCCTGCTTAGGATCAGGAAAGATCTTGTCAAAGACCTTACCAGCAATATCGAAGAGGCCCCCTAGGAGAAGGGGGTTCATAAATCACCTGTTACATTACGTTGGATCGTGCCAGCTTGGCCTGGACCTTTGCACGGAATGCAGGGTCAGCCTTGTACTGGGGATCCTTCATGGCAGCAGTCACCTGAGCCGTGGACTCGAAGACATCACCAGCGGAGCCAGCACTCTGGCCACCCAAGAGACGCTTAGGGTCAGACCCATTGGCCCTCTCAAACTTGGCTCCCAAGCCCAGAGCAGCCAGCTTGGCCTGATCTGCGTTACCTGAAGAGACTGCAGCATTGTATGCAGCGATCTCCTGAGGAGTCAGATTGGCCTTGGCCCATGTGGTAATCTCGGAGTACTTCTCGGAGCCACCAACTTCAGTCATGATGTCGGTTTCAAATCGAGCTGCCACAGCACGTTGACCTTCAATATACTGGTCAACAATCTGGCGGGAATAACCTGCCTTGCTTAGCTTCTCGTAGCTCTCCGCAGACAACTCCCCACTCTGAGCGAACTCATTGGAGAAGTCCTGCAAGTCCAAGCCCTTGTCTGCAAGAGCAGCTTCAGGGTCGGCTGGAGGGGTAGCTGCAGGATCTACCGCAGGAGGATCAGCAGGCTTAGCCTGGCCCAGCTTGGCTTCCAATTCGGAGTATGCCTTGGCCATATCCTCAGGAGACTTAAACTTCTCCGGGAGCCACTGGGGGCGATCCTCAGGGGGAGTACCTTCAGTTCCCTCGACGGGAGGATTGGAGGCCGCATCGACCTTATCAATCATCTTCTGATCATGATCCGCCGGGGTTACCGGGGGAGTACTCTGAATAACTACAGTATCAACCATTGGTTTCCTATTAGTAGTCCGTCAGGATCAAACCATTCGCATAAACACGAATGGACGTTGCCCTTGGATCTACTGTAAATTTAACTTTTTCTGCACCCGCACCAAAATACTCGATCTTGGGACCCTTAGACTCCTCTGCAGGAGCCTTAGGGGTTTTCTTAGGGGCAGCACTAGCTGGATTAGCATTAGCCACCAGGTGCTCCTTGTTCTGCTTGTGCGGTGTCAGCCATGCCTTGTTTCATGAGGGCACCGCCTTGATTGATGAGGTTCGGCATTGCCTGTTGCATCATCGCCATCTGCTGTGCCTGCTGCTGTTCAGCCTGGAGCTGCTCAGCGGACTTGACCAGACCCTTCATGTCGATACCCAAAGAGGTACCCAGACGCTTGAGGGCATCCTCACGGTTGATCTCGGGAGGCAGGTTGGCCATGAGGGCAGCAGCCTGGAAGAAGGCTTGCAACTTGGTCATGTCATTGCCACGGCCCAGAGCTTCGATACCAGTCACGATGACGGGCTTGACGGTACCCTTGGGGAGCACCGGCATTTTCTTCTTGCGCTCCATGGAGAACATGATGCGGTTGACCATTGGGAGCTGCATCTCTTGTGACAGGATCGAGTAGATCCCACCCAGAGCAGCTTCCAGTTCGTTGGCCATGTACCGGATCTCTTCGGCAGTGACACGCTCACCATTACGCTGGACTGAGGAGTTCAGCAGGAAGGCGAAGGCAAGGCGTTCCTCAATACGGGTTGCAGTCTCCAGCGCCACACGGAAGTCGTTAAACTTGTTGAGCTGGAGGACTGTCACGTCCTGATCGTTACCTTCGATGATGGCTCCGTTAGGCGCCTCAGCGATACTCTGTTGGCTGGTGGTCCCGTTGGGGTTCACCATGAACAGAACCTTGGCTGCGGCGGCAGAGCCTTCCACGATGGACTGAGACAGACCTTCGAGGGACTTCACATCACCCAGATACTCTTCCACGTAGGAGCGACCATAGTTCTCTCCGTCCACCTTGGTGAACCGGACGGGAATCCATGGGGACTTGTCCTTCGGATAGGTGCCTTCAGAGCCGGGGACGACCTGTCCCTTGATTTCCTGATAGACCTTCCACTTGCCATCTTCGAGATGCACGTGGGTATACAGGTCAACATCCTTCTTGCCGGTGACCTTCTTGTCCTCACCCTCAGCATCATGGAACATCGAGCGGATGTCCTTGGGCAGAGCGTCTTCAGCGATGCACTCCTTGACCAGTAGGTCCAACACGTTTCCCATAGGGTCACGGCGAACAACATACTTCTCAAGGGGGAACACCCGCATACCGCCCTCATCAGGGAGATACAGCAGGGCGTTGCCGCCTACCAGCAGGTGCTTCATGGCTTCAAAGCCAGACACCCGGATGGCACCGGATTCGATCTCGGACTGGACGGATCTCTCGATCTTGTTCAGACCCTCCTCAACACTCGCCCTCATGCCTTCCTGTTGGGTCAACTGCTCCAGAGTGAAATCATCAATCTGGAGACGGAAGAACGGGGAGTTTGGAGGGAGAAGCGCAAGGAGCAGCTTTGAGGCCAAGTTGTTCACACCACGGGCACCAATACCCTGATAGGGAGTGTAATACTTCGTGCCGCTTGAATGGCCGCTCGGCGGAATAAGGGTTGGGATTGTATATTTTGAGCAGTCCCTAGCGCGGTCCAAGAAACTAAGACGGTCATCCGTCGAAAGCCTCTCGTATAGAGCCGCAGCAGTTACCTTCTGCTCGTTGTCGATCTTCTCGTCCATTGACTTCCTTAAGCGGGAATGTTCAAGCCACTACCGGAAGAACCAGTATCGGGCATAGTACGATCAATGCGGAGAGAGCCGCGACCCCGGTTAGCCGATAGCAGTCCAGCGTCTTTCCGAGAGCTGCCCTCAGCGGGAGCCACAGTAGCCAAAGGGGCTGCTGGAGCTGGGGGTGCCGGTGGTGGAGCTGGAGGCGGAGCTTTAGGAGATGAGAGGCACATAATTCATTTCTCCAGAATGTTCTGGTTCTGTAAGTTGAAGTGGTGTCGAATGAGTCTAACGACCGAGACCTGCCCAGATTGGAACCTAATGGCATCCACGGGGTCCTGAAGATCCGGGGATCGATCAGGAAATCTCTTTTCCAACACCTCAAGTAATTCTTTAGAGATCTTAGGGAACTTTAAGTTATCCATAGTCTTCCAATTGGGCAACCATTAGATGCCTACCTTGTCAAAGGCTTTGACCCACATAGCGCAAATACCAGATCTGACGATGTCATCCACGGTAAATTCGATGTGGTCTACAGGCATCTTCTGCTTGCTGATCATGTCGATGATGGTCTTCAGTCCCGAAGTAGACCGAAGATCTGACTGCTTGATGTCTCCATTAAGTAGTACTTTGGACTCGTCACCAATCCGTGTGAGGAACATCTTCATCTCTGCGGGAGATGTGTTCTGAGCCTCATCCAGAATGACGAAAGCGTTGTTGAAGGTACGACCACGCATCACCTCAAAGGGGACGATGTCGATCTGTTTCTTCTGCATGGCGATGTTGAAGGCACCCTCCCCCAGACAGGCATGAAGCACGTCTGTAAAAGGGATGACCCACGGTGCCATCTTCTCCTCCATCGTTCCTGGGAAGAATCCCAGAGACCGACCAGAGGCCACGTTAGGACGGGTCAGGATGATCTTGTCGATCTTCCCTTGGGAAAACAGGGTGGCGGCATAGGTAGACGCAATAAACGTCTTGCCGGTCCCTGCTGGACCCGTCACGATAACTTGGTCAGAGGATTTAAGAGCCTGAATGTAGGCTGCTTGCTTTTCGTTCTTTGGGAGAAGGATGATCTGACGACCCTCCCCCTCCTTAGCACGGTACTTCGATGTGCGTTTAGTTGCCATTAGCGGATGGGACAAGCCCCTGTTGAACAATCTTCACCTTGGATCTCGTCAAAGCTGTTAGCCCGATCGATCTCCATAGGCGCTATACGAGAAGCGTATTCGTCAAATACTTCTTTGGTTACCACCTCCTGAGGAAGATACTTGTAGCCAAGGTCCGCAGCCGTCTTTGTGGGATCAGCACGGAATAGGAAGCTCACACCAACGTAGACGTTCCAGTTCTCCAGCAACCAGTCGATGATCGCAGGGACTTCATCCACAGAGTAGGAGATTGTCGCTGAGACGTTCTGCTGGCACCAGGATTCCATCAGCATCTTGTAACGCTCAAGCTGGCCAATGGCCGACTCAAGGTTGACTTCGAGTGTCTGCTCACGACCGTTGATTTCCTTCTGGAACTTGTCGAATGGCACGTCATCCCAGCTCACCGGGAAGGTGATCAGAACAGACTCAGTGTCAGTCGGGTTGTCGAACACACGGTAACCCGCAGCTCGACACATAGGAACCAGAGGATCATACTTCGAGAAGTTCACGTTGTTGAAGACGTACTTTCCGAGGGGCTTGTGTACCCCCTCAGTAGTATCCATGATCTTAGACAGCGTCCCGGAAGGTTTGATGGTGGTAACGTTCTTAGGTCGTGGAGTCCCGAGCTGATCAGCCATCGAATAAGCCCCGGCAGTAGCTGTTCGCTGCAGTTCCTCGTAGTCGTATGATCCCAAGTCAGGCCGTCGAACGATACCTGTAAGGCCCACTCCACAGAGTCGCAGGAAGTCATTGTTAAGGTGCCAGGCTTCTTGGAGAATTCCGTCATGAAGATCCACACAGGTTTGTCTGTAGTTTGCACGTGCGGCAATATGGACTGCTCGACGAAGTCCCGAAGAGTCACCTTTGAATTTTCCAACATCAACCTCCGTCAGGTTACAGAATGATTTGTTACCCAACAGGATCTCTGCACAGGGGTTGCAGCCTTTGAACCATGGAGCACGTTTGACTGCTGTCTGACCATTGATGAAACCTGGCTCTGAGCCACCGGATTCAACCATCAAGTCAAAGATGTGAGCCAGCTCCTTGCGGCTGGGCTTGGCCCGGAACAACAGGGAGTTGTTCGACTGAGCACGTTGGATGTTTGAGACCCACCAGTCCTTCTTGGCTACAGCGAACTCTTGCCACTCGTCTTCACCATAGGCGAACAGAGCAATTTCCGCAGAGCGTCGAGAGCTGAGTACAGTCCCAAGCCAATTAACAATATCAAGGATGTCAATCCGAGTAAGCAAACTGCCAGCGCGGCGGTTAAGAATGTGAAAAATTGATTCATATGCTTTGGCGATGGCGGCATCACCTGAAGAGATCCAGCCGTAACCCTTCAGTCGTTCACCAGCAGGACGAATCTGCGAGAAATCGAGTACAAGTTTACGGGCGGGAAATGAATGAGCGGCCAGCTTACCAATGGACTTGGCCCAGGCTTCTGCGGAATCTCCGACAGTGATGGTCCAGGTTGCGGTCTCTGGGTCCCAGCTTTCGGAGTTTCCTTGCTGTCCACCTTTGTCAGTCCGGGTAGATTTAATTATTTGGAGTTCTGCAATTGGCTTAGGGAATCCCGTAAGCTGGCCCACAATAGGAGAGAAGCCAACGCCACAACCCTGAAGTAATAGCCACAGAATATCCACAAGGTCTTGAACGGTTTCAGCATTTGTGAATGAGCAGTTAAATTGAGAAGCCTCACGCTTCTTTGCGACGTCGGTACCACCAAGCCACAGGGTGCGGCCAGACATCAGGACCTTGCGCTCCAGCATGAGGGTGCGGAGTTCTTCCAGTTCCTCTAGGTTGTTATTGTCTGGTGCAGCTCGATTCCATAGCCACGCTTGATGGTTAATCACTCGGTCTACAGTCTGTTCCCAAGTTTCGAAATTCTTCCCAGTGTCATCGGTGGGGCGGTTGTAAGTGCGGCGTGTAATTAGCTGAGCACGGAGGGATGGATTAGCGGTCGTCACCTGAGCCTTTAATTGTATTTTTGGATTGGCGTTCTGCCAGTTTATGAATGTTGCCAACTGCTACGTCATGGAGATCCATGCCGTTATCTCGAGCAACTGCAGCGACATGCCACAGCACGTCACCGAGTTCCTTCTTGAGCTTGGCTCGGTAATCGTCCACGTTGCCACCATCGCGGATCATCTTGGCTTCTAGGGACAGGACTTCTCCCACCTCCCCTGCCAAGTTCAGCATGGCGTACATCGGGTCAGCCGTGGACAGTCTGAAGGACATGGCCTTCATCTGATATTCGGTAAAGTTCATAGGTTCTCTAGTGAAATCAATAGATCAATGTAGTGCTTGGCCTTCTCAAGATCCTTCTTGCCACCCTTGTCCCGCCAACGGGTTATGTACTTCACCACGTTGGCCTCACAGTACGGGAGGTTGTTCTTGGTGATGTACTCGATAGGCTGGATGGCCAGAGACTTGTAATGGTCACCACCAACCTGAACGGACAGTGGGTCTGGGTCAGTACCTATGGCAGCAATGTAGTCCTTCTGAGCCTTTGACAGCTCGGTGAAGGCTTCATCTTCCTGAGGCGTAACCGGGGGTTCGATCTCAGGGAATAATGGGCGCTGCCCGAAGAACGCACGAGTCATGGTGTCCATAAAATTACTTTCTTTAGAACGTCATCGTAATCCTCAGCGCGGAGGATACGAGCAACACGGGCTTGGACCAGAGCTTCCTCTTCGCCAAACCCAGCCTTGGAGTAAGCAGCAACAACGTACTTCCAGTAGATCTCTTTGAGCTGCTTGGGGTTAGCCCAAGGGGTGCCCTCATCGAGAGCCTTCTGGAGGATCTTCTCGGCACCCACAGGACCAACTCCAGGACAGCCTGCATATCCATCCGTGGTGTCCCCTGTGAGGGTCTGGATCATGTGCCACTTATCAGCCTGGTGCTCGGAGATCTCGAAGAACTCATCACGTCCAAAGTTGTAGTGCTTGCCGGGGATCGTCTTCAGATCCTTGTCGGTTGTGCAAATGATGAACTCGCGGACGGGATCGAGTTTGCTCTTGGTGGTCGCCCAGATACCCAACACATCATCACCTTCAAGGGTGGGGATGGTAATGCAGTTGTACTTCTGTGCGTACTGCCTGATCCACTTGAGGAGCATAGGCTTACGGGTCTCTGCACGGTTACCCTTGTAGGTCGGCAAGACATCCTTGCGCCAGTTCGCGGAGTCTGAGAAGGCCAGGAAGAAGTTGGTCGCCTCGACCTTCTCAAGGACCCTGTTCAGGGATGTCTCGAAGGCCAGTGCAGCCTCTTCCTCAAAGGCGTGAAGGGTCCAAAGCCCCTCACCCCAGTCGGTGGCTTTCTCGCTTACTGCTGCTGCTTGGTAGGCGAGGATGTCGGCATCGATGAGAGCAACACGCATGGCTTATCTTTCGGTTCAATGTTCATTAAAAATTCCCACGAAGTCGGAAATACTTCGGCCATGGTATCGGATACCAATTGGGCAACCTCACGGGTTTCCTTCTGGGTGTGGGAGTCCAGTCGGAGGGCACACATACGGGACCAGGCGTAGAGGGTTCCGCTCCAGATCCATTCGGTCATGGTGTTCTGGGGGAGAACCATACGGGCCTGCTCTGCACAGACACCCAGCTTCAGCATGTACTTGTAGGTCTCGAAACATGCAGCAGTAGAGGAACGTGCTGGGTCCGTTACGATGGCCACACGTTCGTCACTACTACCCTGCTTGACGTTCTCAGCAGCTTTGCGCCACGCCTCTGGGAAGAAGAACTCAGGGTCGTCATTGACATATCGGCGGCTCACCTCGTTCCAGCTAAAGCCAACAGTGTGCTTCACGAGCTGACGGGCCACGAAGATCGGGGCCTTGACACGGAAGGATGCTGAGCAATGAGCGAAGGGGGACCAGTGGTTGTGCTTGGCCAGGTACTTGATGAGTCCCCGGTCAGTCGTGTGGTCAAACTCGTCGTGCTCTTTGGCAAAGCTAACCCGAGCAGCATTCACAACGGTCAGGTCTGAACCCATGTGGTCCAGAAATTCAACACTCATGTCAGCAATCTTCATGTTATTCCTCGGTAATATCTTCTGTACTAGCTGTTGTAATTGCAGCGATGTAATTCGCTACGTGTGGGTTCTCAACGAGAACTGAGGACAGACCTGTGGCCAGTCGGTGGGTGATCATCTCTTCGTCCACTTGACCCATCATGATACGCATGTAGTACATGATCATGTGGATGGTCTCGTGCAGGAAGGTGTCCATCTCTTCGACTGGGGTTAGGCTCTCTAGGATTCGGATGCGCTGTTCCTTGGCGAAGAAGTCACCAAAGGCATCAGATCCCCAAGGCCCTTCCTCAATAAACTGGACAGAGATGTTGCGGCCCAGGAATACTAGGCTTTCTGGTCTCCAGACTTTATAGTCAAGAAGTTCCTCGACATCATCTTCCTGCATTTCAATCTCTTCATTCATAGATATCCTTCTTCACGGAGAAGTCCCAGACCCTCCTCCGTTATTCGCCATATACGCCCGTACTGGTGTGGGGCTACTTTTGTTGTGATCAAACCTAGAGATGCCAGAGCGGCAATCTCTTGGTCGAACTGTCGGGCCATCTCTGACTGGAGAGATAGGCCACTGCGGTAAACCCTGTGAAGGATCTCGTTGGATGTCTTGCGGTTCATATCAATGGGTGTCAGCCCAGGTCTTGCCGACCTTGGACTCACCTGCAGTTGGGCAGCGGAAAGCGAAGTACTCTCCAGCCTTGAGCACACAGTCCTCAGCTATCTTGCGGACAGCCTCAGCAATCTCTGGTGTTCTGCAGGCGATCTGTACTTCGTCGTGGGACCATGCACAGTTGGCATAATCACCATCCCAGCCGTGCTTGTAACCTGCAGCTTGGAGGTGTTCCTCAAGGAGGACCAGCCACTTCTTGCAGATCAAGGCACCGGCACCCTGCAGGAGGGTGTTCAGTGCAGCGTGTGAACTTCTAACGTGAATGTGCCGCCCATCCAGCCCGACGAGGTAGCCTCGCTTAGCAGCCGATTGGACAGCTTCAACCAGTCGTCCAAGGGCTGGCAACGAGCGAAGAAACTTCTGCTTGAGCTTCCGTCCCTCACTTGCAGCTCCACCAGTAATGGAGCCAATCTTTGCGTCACCGGCTCCGTAGAGGAATGCATAAATGAAAGTCTTTGCTTGGTTACGTGTTGATAGACCAGCAGCCTTTTGGTTCTCCGTGTGGATGTCACCACCCAACAGGATCTCCGCATACTTGCCGCCATCCCATTTGGCCATGAAGTGGGCCAGACACCTTAGCTCTAGGCCAGAAGCATCTGCCCCCACCAAGACCCAATCATCAGGCACAGTAAAAAGAGCACGGCACTCAGGCCCATAAGGAGAGCCAGAAGAAGGCACTTGAGAAATATTCGGGTAACTGTGAGTAGCACGTCCAGTGACTGCTCCGTTCGGGTTAATAGATCCATGGATCTTCCCTTTCTTTTCGCACTTCATCCAGGCTTGGCCACCCTCATTGAGCTGAGAGATGCGCTTCTGGACGAGAAGGTACTCGGTGAGTTGTTTGCAAGGTGGGTAGGTCAGCTTGCCCAGCACCACTTCATCCACCATGGGCTTGCCACCCTCAGTGAAATCCACAGGCTTCCACCCGTAGAGGGTGATCAAGCGATCTGCGATGTGGTCACGGGATGATGGGTTGAACTCCACCATCTTGACCTTGGCGACAGGGACACCCTTCACATAACCACGGGTCTTGTTGTTGACCTTGGGTATGAAGTCAGGCATTTGGACTGCCCAAGAACCGAAGTACTCCTTCAGCTCTCTCTCCAGTTCACCCCGGCGTTGCACCAGAGTGGCCAGCAGCTCAGCAGCCTTCTTCATGTCGAAGTGGAAACCGTTGCGCTCCTGCTTGGCCATGAGCCAGGCCACTTCGTGCTCCAGCTTCAGGGCTTCCTGTGCATAGTCCTTGTCGAGGATCTTCTGGTACAGAGCTGCAGTGACCTCTACGTCCTGGACGCAGTAGTCGAGCATCTCCTGAGAGAACGTCTCCCAGCCACCCGAGTAGTCACCCTTGTAGTTGCCGAGGCGATAGCCCCATGCAGCCAGTGAGTGAGACCCGAAGAGTTTGCCGGGGAGTTTCTCCTGCTTAAGGAGGATGTTGTCTGTGTCCTTGACGTTCGCCCAGATCAGTCGCGTGGCAACTAGGGTATCGAAGACCCTGTTCTCCACCACCTTGAAGTATGGGTAGAGCTTCTTTATGACGGGGATGTCATACTTGATCACATTGTGACCCGCGATGATCTTTCCAGAAATCATCGCGTCACTAAGCTGAGCGATGCCATCCTCAATCTGGTTGCCAGTATAGGTAGCAACGACGTTGTCAGTGGTAAACTTGATAACCAGGCAGTGGATCTTGGTTACTTCATCCAGCAATCCATCTGTTTCCAAATCGAATATAAGTGCCACGCTGTCCCTTTCGACTAGCTGTTTTAAAAATTACTTCTTCAGGACATACCGAGCGTAACGCTGGCCAGTCACTGGGTGCTTCTTGTGCTGGGTCTGAATGTCAAACCCTTCGTCACGCAACTCGCTGATACGTTTGGTCAGGGACTGGATCGAGTAGTCGATCAGTGCCTCACGCTGCGAAATGCTGCCTGAGCGATACAAGTGATGAATGATGATGTCGTTCTGTGTCATGTGTTATCAATGATGAATTACGTTGATGATAAGGACAATGTCTGCAATGGCTGCGAGAAGGACAATGAGGTTAGAACTCGTTGCCAGTCTCGTCCACAAAGTCGCCTGTTGTTTCGGACAGTCGTCCGGTTTCTCTGTCATAGTTCAAGTACCCCGCCTCCCCTGTCTCACCACTAAAGCGGTTCTTCAGGATACGCAGAGTTGTCACGTTGGGGTTGTCGCCCTGTTGGTTACGCTCCAAGCCAATGACCATGTCACTGAGCTGGCCAATAGCTGCTGAACCACGGAGCTGAGACAGTGAAGTCTTGGCCCCCTCCTCATGCCCCTTGCCATCCGAGGGACGCTTCAGGTGTGACACGAGGAACAGTCCTACCCCGGTCTCTTCAACCAGGGTACGCAGGGAGGTCATCGCGTTGTCGATAAGGCGGCGTTCGTCTCCGTCACCAAGACCGCTAACAACGATAGACAAGTGATCCAGGACAATCCAATTGCAACCACAACCTCTAGCGAGGAACCGAACTCGAGATACAAGGTTATCGATGTCGCTAGAACCAAAGTGATTGTAAAGATACAAGCGACCAGAACCAACAGTCTTATCGAAAGACGCTTTAATATCTGCTTCACTTACACCTTCTCTGCTCAGATGGAGCGGTTTGTTTAGTTCAATGCCCATGAGGCCCAGAGCTGTACGCTTGGGGTTCTCCTCCAGCATGATCATGCCCACGGTCTCACCGGACTTGATGAGGTGGTGGGCGATCTCACGGACGATGGCTGACTTACCTACGCCAGAGCCTGCAGTCATGGTCACCAGCTCACCCTTCCGGGCACCGTGAGTGATGCTGTTCAGCTTCTCCCATGGGTACGGGATGGAGGGGATGACCTCGTTGGAGGACACCTCAGCCCAGAGATCCTCTCCAGCCAGGATACCGTCAGGGCGATAGGCCTTGGCATTCCACATTGCGGAAACGATAGCCTCAGGCTGACCCTTCTGGAGGCACTCATTGGCATCCTTGAAGGGCAGCGTGGCGATCTTTGCCTTGCCAGGTTCGAAGAGCTGCACACACTCGGCGGCAGCTTCCTTTCCAGGCTCATCCATGTCGAACATGAAGATGACTTCTTCGAACTTGTTGAGGTACTCCAGATTTTTGGCAATGGATTTTTTTGCACCACTAGCACCGTTAGGTACAGAGACCACAGGCCACTTGTTCCCTTGGACTTGACTGACTGTCATGCAGTCAATCTCGCCTTCGGTGACAATGATCTTCTTGCCTGAGTTCCAGAGCTGTGAGCCGAAGAGGCACGAGGACTGGCCCTTGGTATCCCCTAGGACCGGGAAGTCCTTACTCGCAGTACGGATCTTTTGGGCAATGAGGGTTCCAGTGGCATCGTAGTACGGGGCAATCTGGGCAACACGACCGTTGTATTCGCCTACTTGATACTGGAATTTTCTGCAGGTGTCCTCTCGGATACCTCTCTTGATCAGGTCCTGGTAGGTACCAGATATCAATCCTCGTTCCTTCTTTACGTTCTGAGTAGGCGTGTCGGAGCATGTGCCATCACCCTTCTTGTGTGTTTGGCAGGCAAAACAGAATTGATGTTGGTCGCTATAGAGACTGTTCGCGTCAGACGAACCACAGTTCTCACAAGGTATGTGTCGTAAAAATGTACTTTCGTCTTTGTCCATATGTCTTTCGGTTAGTTGTCCAATTGTGCAACCTTTGCTCGGTAGCGATCCTTTGGTGGCTCAGTAATGGCACGAGCGTGGTCCCAGCCGTGCTTGAACACGCGGTTCCAGATTGTCCCATAATCAACCACTGACTCTTGTGCCCACTCAAAGAGGGTCTTGGTGACACCACCTACTGTCAGCATCGGAGTGTTCCGCCGATTGAGAAGCTGCTGCTGTGCTGTAGCCCAGCGGCAGTTCTCTTTGGTGTAATCACCGTTACTGTCTATGCGGTCTAGGGTCGTGCCGTCAGGACGAGCACCCATGTCCCTGAGAAAGTTCTCAAAGTCATGCCAGTCATCCTGAATGGTAATCCCTCGGGCACCGTAGTCCTCGAAGTTATGGTTGTCCTCGTTAAAGCAGCGGCGCTTCATGCTTGACCACGAGTTGTACGTGGGGCTCAGCCGTCGAACACCTCCGTACCACGTGTGTCCGTGCTCAAGCGGGGCACCCATTACAGGCCCACTTCCTTGAGCCAGTCCGCAGTGGAAAAGGACGGGCACGCCTTTTTAACGTTCGGGAAATCCCTGTGACCCTGAATCTTGGCCTTGGGGTATCGGACCTTCAGATCCACCAAGAGCTGCTTGAGGCTGTCAAACTGTGCCTTGGTGAAATTGTTCTGAGCCTTGGTGTGATCGTCAGCACTCACGCCACCGACCATGCAGATACCCAGGGACACTGAGTTCCAGTCGGCCACATGGGCACCAATCACGCTCTCTTCACGGCCCTCTTCCACGGTACCGTCACGCTTGATGACGTAGTGGTAGCCAATGCAGGCCCAGCCATTCTTGCGGTGCCACTTGTCGATGTCCGAGGCACCAAAGTTCTGGTTGCCTGTAGCACTGCAGTGGATGGCGATGAAGTCTGTCTTCTCTCGCTTCTTTGTATTAGCTTTGTATGCCATTGTTCTTTTCCTTCAGCCAGACATCAGGAATCTCCTTGTCTGCGTACTTGAAGTTGTTCTTGTCGCACCACATGGCGTATGTCGTTGGACTACGCTTACTGATCTTGGTTTTGGAGTTTGAGAATACGAACCTGATGTCGTACTCTGGGTGTTGTTTCTGAACGAGGAGGTGTTTCTGACGGTCCTCTGTGAGGAAGCGTCCCTTGCTCTCGATGATGATGCCGTTATTCAGTACAAAGTCTGGAGTGTACTTCGCGGGTTTCTCTGGTTTCACATAGGGGATAACCAGTTCCTCAAAAGAAAACCCCACACCTTTCGATGTGAGGTCTTCTGCGATGCGTTCTTCCAGACCAGATCGGAACCCATACTTGAGTCCGACCTGAGCTGTACTGAGGGGCTTTTTAGAAGTCCTTGTCGGACTCTTCTTCTTCAGCAAAGCCATTCTGTGCAGCGGGGGTATCTTCCGCTTCGTAACCCTCTTCTTCACCGAAGCCGTAAGCCTCGGAACTTGCGCCACCTGAGAACTCGACCAGATCGATGACCTGGACAGCCTTCAGTCGCAGCGAGACACCAGCACCAGCGATGGCGGTGTAGTAGGGCACCAGCTCGTAGGCCACCTTGACCTTGGAGCCACCACCAATCTTTGTGTCGGCACCAATGGGCTTGCCCTTGGCATCGAAGAGAGCTGGGCGCTGCTCGAAGGGGTCGCCCTGCTTGGGAGTGACCTTGGCCTTCAGCTTGAAGCGGACGGTGACCTTGCCCGAGTCGTCATCGACGGAGTACGGGACATCACCTTCCTTGATCTTCTTGCCGGGGTTGTCCTTCTTGGCCTTGGCCACAGAGGCTTCGAACTGCTCATCCAAAAAGGTGACGATGTTCTGAGCTGCTGCTCCAGGGATCTCTACAGAGATCTTGTACTCGCCATCAGGATTGAACTTGGTGTCCGGCTTGGTCAAATAGGGATACTGGGCAATGCCTGCAGGCGTTGTGTATCGGGGGTTCTTAATTTTACTCATAGAGTCCTTAGTTATTGAAGTGGCCTGCGTAGGCCTCTTTCATTTCACGGATGATCTGGTTGCGCTCTGCTACAGAGTTGGCAATTCGGAAGGTGCCATCAGGCATGATGATCTGAAACATGGAGGTTCCTTTTCAAAGTTTGGGTATTCCAATTGTGCAACCATTGCCAATTGGTAAACGATTAGGCAAAGCAGTAGCGACTGTTCACCACCTCAGAGAGATCCAGGGTGCCACGCTGAGGCAGGGCCTCGAGTTTCTCCCGGTTCTTCTCGGAGAGCTGCTGGAGAATCTCATCCCGAAAGGACTCGATCACATCCACGTCTCCGTACATCTCCACGAAGCCCTCTCGGACGGTGTGGTAGAGCTGCTCGACATCCCCTGCTGTGGTCCCGAATGAGTCGTGGATCATGGCGAAGTTGTCGATGCCTGCCTGCTTGGCCCTCGTCACGGTCAGCATCATGTGGGCTGCATCGCAGGAGTGGACAAAGTTGGGGGCGATCCCTGAGGACTGCTTGCGGCGGTCCAGATTGTCCTTGTCCTGGTACATGGTCAGGTACACCAGCTTCCCGTTGATCGCGGTCTTGACCTTGCGCTTCTCCAGATCGGCATAGGCCTGCATCACGGGGAAGCCCACAGCGGTGGACCAGCGGACAGGGAGTTCCTCGGATGCTGCCAGAGAGGCGGCACCTTGGAGCCACTTCATGGCCTCACCGGCCTTGACCAGCACCTTGTTCACGGAGACCCAGATGGCCTTGGCCATGTACTGAGCAGCCTGATAGCCATCACCCTGGAAGGGGAAGGGCTTGTTCGACTGCTTGGCGGGACGCAGGATGTCCTCCATGAGCTGCTCCTTGAAGCCGTACTCCTTGGACCCGTAGGCCAGCGTCATGACGGATCGCTTGGTCACCTTGCGGGTGATCCCAAACTCCTTCCACTGGGCAGCGATGGCCTTGGTGCCGTGCTTGACGTAGGCCACCCCGGCTTCGGTGTGCTTCAGCTCGTCCTCGGTACCATGCACCATATCATGCTCGACCTGCTCCATGACCTTGTTGGCCACCCGCTGGTAGACATCCGCAGGGAGTTCCTGAGGCACCAGGTTTACAGCGCCACCTCCGACTTCATCTCGGAGCATGGCACTAAAGTGCTGGATGCCAGAGCATGAACCGTCCATAGCCACGGGCAACTTTGATACGAACGACTCACCATGCTCGACGAAACCTGCCCACTCGAAACAAAACGCAAGGAATTGCCAAGGTTTGTCAATTTCAACACTGCCCACTGCTGAGCACCAGCCTCGGTGATTGTACGGATCAGCCGCAATTGCAATAATTTCATCTTCATTATCCTGTACCCAATTGACACGGTCTTCAAAGCTGGCCTTGTCGTAGCCTGCTACGTTGGCACCGTGGATAGCCAACCATTTCCAACCCTCGGACCCCAGGGGTTTGCCATTGGCGAACCGCAGGAGGGCCTTCTGAAAGTCTGCACCCTGAGGATTGAGGTGCGGAACTGCGTAGATGCGCCCACGGAAATCCAACTGGTAGGGCATGTGGATCTTGCGGAACTTCTCGTAGCGACGAGCGATCCCTAGAGCCATGTTGAAGCCGATCCTGTGGCCCAGCAGGGACAGGTTCTGGACGTGGATCTTCGCCGCCTTGATCCGGTACTCCCGCTTGGCCTCTTCGTTGGTGTCGATGTCGTGCGGCTTGGTGGGCAATGGGAGACCTTCCCGTGGGGGCAACCCTGCGATCTCCGAGCCGGTGGCCCACAGCTCCTCCATGACCTCCAGCACCTGGCTGTTGATCTGCCATGCGGTCCTCTGCAGGGCGTTGATGGCCTCGTAGACGATGGGCATGTCGGTGTTCTTCAGCTCGTCCAGGTAGGCCCTGTTCTTGGTCTTGACCATTTTCAAAGGCTTGATGTTGGAGCTGATGTAGCCGCCGTTGAAGGGGGTGGACCAGTCGCGGGGGATGACCACCATGGGTTCGTAGACGGGGCGCAGGAACTGGGTGACCTCGTTCTTTTTCTCGATCCAGTCGAGGGTCTCAGGCAGGGCCTTCACGTACTTGATGGACTGGTCCTTATCGACCTTCTGGTGGGTTAGCTCGACAAGACCCACGGACTGGATGCACAGGTCGAGGAGCTTGACCCCCACGTGCAGGCGGTCAGTCCGCACCCACCGCTTCCAGCCATCCTCGAGACGATCCGCCTGACGCACGGCGTACATGTGGCGGTAGTGACCTGAGGTCCGCTTCTTGGCCCCGATGACCAGCTTCTCGTATGCCTTGCGCTCATTCTCCCGAATCAGGCTGAAGCGCAGCTCGTCCTCCACAGCCGACCCTATGGCCACTCCGACGAACTGGAGGGTCCTCAGGCTGGAGATGCCCGACAGGACGCTCTTGAGGGTCAGGAAGGCCAGCAAACGGCTGTCTACGTCCTTGACCTTGGGGTAGGTCGCCGAGCGCACCCCGGCTGATCCTTTGGAGGTCGTTGCTTTCCACTCGTCGATGGCCTTGGAGAGGACCTCCAGGCGGTGGGACAGGATGGTTGCCCCATAAGAGGTGGACTCCTCACGTCCCGCTCCAATGGCCTTGGAGACATCCCGGAGGTACTTCTCAGCCCCCCTCTGTGTCATCCCCTCTTCCAGTTGAATCTGGAGGGTCATCAAGTCTTCTTCAAGAGTAAAGTTTTGCATTTCCAAAGGTTCCTGTTGTGGTGGTAACTATAGGTTAGTTATACGAGAGTATAACCTAGAGAATGTATCCTAGAGAAGAATCTTTAGATTATCTTCAGATCTCTCTAGTCTATCCAATTGTGCAACCATAGACGTTCTCTCTCTGTTCGAAACAGTTGTCTAGGTGCAAGGTGTTGTCACATCCTGTGACACATAAGTTGTCACTTCCTTGTCTCCCTGCAAGGGTTGTCTATGAGCAATAGATGTCAGGTGGCAACTCTTGCGTCAAAACGAAAAGAACCCCTTGGTTTACAAGGGGTTCTCTTCAGGCTTCGTTAGGGAAACTCTTGGTGCGGTCGAGAGGACTCGAACCTCCACGGATCTCTCCACTAGCACCTCAATCATGTTGAGATGAGCAATATCAATCACTTAGGTTGTCACAAGGACTCCAAAATTGACTCGAAATGTCACAGCTAGAGGCCTGTGACAACTCGATTTTTGGGCCTTCTGAGGGGTCTGAGGTGTGACAACGAATACTTAGCTGGGAATCTGGCCTGGAGAGCTATTCTTCTCCTCGAGTTTGGCTTCGGCAGCTCGGACGGCTGCGTATGGGGAATAGTCATCCCAATCCATGCAGTCGTCTATTTCCTCATCCGTCAGCCCAACCCATTGCCGCTGTGCCTGTTTGAAAATTTTTGAGCAGCCCACTTCAGACCGTGGTTCGGTGGAATTTTTCAAACCCTGCTCTGGCTGTGCCAGTCCTCCAGGTCGGTAGGCAATGTCATCAGGTGTCCACGCATCATGCACTGACGCAGGCAGGGACTCGAACCCCGCACCACTCTCCGTCACCGGAGGCTCTACCCTTGGAGCTACTGCGTCTAAACCTGCTTGGAACCCGAAAGCGAAACACGCCTCAGGGTCGTCCTTCCACTCTTGACTGAGTCGCTTCCAAGCCTCCTGTCGGAGGCGTTGAGCTGTGCGGCCATCCATCATGCTGCACCCCCAGTCGCCTTGGCGATGGCTGAGCGAGCCTTTGCACTAGCGGCCCGAAGCGCATCGTCTCGGGCGAACCTCGCCTCCTGGTCCTTGCGGCCCTTGTATCTGGTGAACTCGTCTGAGCAGCAGATGCAGCCACCCTGATACCCAAGGCCGTGCTTTTCGCAGATCCACCCCCAAGCCGTCTCTCCTGGCTTTCTCATCTCGCTCTTCGGCCAGACGAAATCGGAGGGATCTCCGTAGGTGGTCATCTCTTGGGCTGCTTGAAGCTCCTTCAGCACCTCCAGCAGCTCCTGGTTAACCGCATAAAGTCGGCGGAGTTCGACAGATGCGGAAGTGGCGGTCTTGTAGTGCCCCCAATTTGCTGTGGCTTCAGGCGGGCAGTCACAGTCGTGGGCCACCTTGAGGTGATCAGCAGCATCTTCAATCAGCGCATCAGCCAGTCGAAGCACCTCTGGTTGCTTCTGAAAGCTATGTAATTTATCTAGTGACTCGTTCATGATTTGTTCCAAATAAAAGACGTGACTCACCCGTGGTGTCACAGGAGTTGTCACAAAGTTAATGAAGTGGGGCTGTGCCCAAGTGTGCAACCATTAGGGAGCTTGTGACTAAGCTGTTGATTTCACACCACAAATTGTGGTGCGGTCGAGAGGACTCGAACCTCCACCCCCTTTCGGGGACTAGCACCTCAAGCTGTACTTACCGTGTCTTTCCAATCACTCAGGTTGTCACAACATCCCTAAAAGGAGTCCAAATGTCACAGCTCAATGTCCTGTGACAACTCAGTTTCAACAGTTCACAGCCCTCAGGAGAGGAACTGTGGATACTTGCTCAAGGGCTTCACGGCCAATGGCAAGACTGTCAGGTGCGAGGTGGGCATACCGCAGTGTGGTGGCGATGTTGGAGTGACCCATCCACTGCTGAACCACGGCTAGGTTGACGCCCCTCTGGACCATCCGAGATGCACACGTATGGCGCAGCATGTGGATGACGAACTGAGTGTCATCGTCCATCCCGAGGTGGGACTTCAGAGCCAGCCAACGTGCCCTCAGGGTGTGGAACTGGAAGTCGAAGAGCTTCCTGTTGACAGACCTGCGGGTGAGGATCTCGGACACCCTACGGGTAGCCGGGACAGCCCTCGCCTTGTCACTCTTGGTGGACCCAGCGTGGAGCTGGACCATCCCGTTGACGAAGTCGTTGGACACGAGGCCCAGCAGCTCCGACCTACGGAAGCCAGTGTCGATGGCCACCACGATGAAGTCCCTGAGATCGTCCAGACCCAACTGGGTGCAGGCGTTCAGGACCCTCAGCTCTTCCTGCTCGGCCATCCACCTGATGCGGTGCTTGCCAGGCTTCCTGCGGGGTAGCTTGGGGACAGCATTGATCCACCCCTGCTCCGCTGCGGTGTTCAGCATCTTGGAGATGTGGGACACCTTGCGGTTGACCGTAGAGCCTGAGTTGCCCTCATCCTCCCATTCTTCGATGGCCTCTAGGACCGCTGCGGGAGTGATATCGGTCAGCAGTGTCTGACTCGGGATGGTCCGAAAGACACAATTGATGGTCACCTCGTGGCATTGCTTGCCCTTGTCGCCCTTCCAATAGAGCCTCCAGGTGAGGTCGTGGGCATCTTGTAGTGTGTAGCCCTTAACTTCCTCTTTTGGAGGGCTTGTAGAGGGTTTTAGAGGGCTTCCTGAGGCTTTCCAGCGAGTCATTGCCTCAAGTTCAGCGATTTCTGCTTCCTGCTTGGTGTTGTAGGACTGCCGGAACCTATGTCCCTTGCTTCCCACGCTCACCATCCAAGAGCTTCCCCTTTGGTATATCGGCATTTAGATCTCCTACGAGTTTGTTGATGGCAGTTCGACCCTTAGCTGTGAGTCTGATGATCTTCTTTCGGCGCTCCATAGGGTCTTCAAAGGACTCTATGAGCAGTAGTCCCTCCTCTCTGTGTCTGTTCTGTTTGCCAAGAGCGGCAACATAACGGGAGGCAGTGGCTAAGCTAATACCCACTTTGGAGGCTATTTCTGTAAGTGATAACCCATCTTTTGCTTGGGCAATCACCAGAAGGCAGTGAAGTTGCTGTAGAGGCATCTCTGACTCTATTCTAGCGACCCCTTGTATGAACTTGAGGTATTCCTGAAGTGACATTCCCTGACTTCCTCCTTCACGGTTTAGCGCGGGGAGTGTGAGTCAGGTGCGACTCTATGTCAACGACTGTTTCCAAGTGGCAACTGATTGACTGTTGACAATGGTTAACTTCGAGTCACAGTTACCTGATGACAATGTTGTCCTGGAGGTGCAATTGAGGTTACCCGATGCGTTGATAGCGGCTGTCAAAAAGGCAGGCGTTAGAGTTTATTTCGCCAAACGAAATACCACAAAGGTCTGGAACCAATCGAGGCTTGCAGAGGAACCTTTGAGGTATGGCGGCTGGTACTGGATGAGGACCCAGAGAGGAAGGGTCACGGAGGTTGATGAAGATGGACCTTTCAGATCCGAATCAGCAGCCATCCGTGATGCCTTTGTGAAGATGCAGCTTAGACTACAGCAGTAGCCTTAGGGTTATCCCCCGGACCCTCCTTCACGACCCTCAGCAGGCCCTTCTCGTCCATCTCTCGGACCATGTTGATGAAGTTGGCCTGGAGGTGCATCGCTACAGAGTCTGCAGGGTGATCGACACACCCATTGGCTTGCCACACGAACTTGGTGACCAGACCTGCAGGGCTGTCCTCGATAAAAAAGGCTGTTTTCATGTGCTCTTCTCCATTTTTATTTCCTCTAATTCATTCTAGAAGTGAAATATTCGAACTATTTTAAGTTCATCCATAGACCAACCTGGGCAAACGCATAGCCTGTCCAGATCATACCGTTTGAGAGTTCGCCTTTGGACCACTGCAAGACACCCACGATGAGGTATCCGATGCCTGTGGCTCCTACGATGAGGTGTTCTGTGGTCATTTTAGCTTCCCCTGCAGTGTCTCAAGGTATTCTCTGGCTGTCGCTGGAGCCACGTTGCAGTGAAAGAACGTGAGGGCTGCTTCAGACAACCGAGGGTCTCGCTTTAGGCCGTGCAGGGCAGCTCTGAGATAGTAAATCTTGTCTACGTTCACAGCAGGGCCTCCTCGTGTTGCTCTCGCTTCTCCTGCTCCAGCTTCTTGATGAGATCAGCCATCTCTTTGCGCCCTAAGCGAGTGAAGGGCCAGGTGGGCCAAGACCCACGGACAACCTCTTGGGCTGTCAACTTGTCATTCTCGGTCATTTTAGACCCCCTTCGAAACAGCGATGTAGAGGGCGATCCGTGTCGTAACCGTCAGGTTCTTGCGGTAGTAGCTTTCCTCTTCATTGGTCTTTTCTGCGACCCCCAATGCTGACAGCAAAGTGTGCGCTTGAGCCAGCTCGTTGTTTGCCTCATTACGGGAGTCTTGGGCATGCGTGAGGCTCAACTCTGCGGACGCCAGTTTCTTTTCCAAGTCAGCAACCTTCACTGCTTGCTCTTTCCGCAGCTTGTAGAGGGCTGTTACTTCTTCAGTAGTCAGCTCAATGTTCAGGTTTTCCAGCTCTTCGCCCGAAACGGTAATGGTAATCGTGGTCATGTTGAATCTCCAATGGTACAAACACAGAGACCCCACCGAATGGCAGGGTGCGCCCTATGCTTGTAATCTTGGGGATTGTTAAAGATCAGCAGACACCAGCCCCGATGAGCTGGGTTGTGTGCGACTATAGCACACACCAAAAGGCCCTATGCCAGCGACAGCGTAGAAGGCCTTTCAGTTTGTGGGGTTATTGACCCTGTTTCCAGACTGAATAGTCGTCTGTGTATTCTAGGTACGGGTCACGGTTTTTGCGGCCATGGTTTTGCTGGGTGCGCCCAATGCTAGGCGGGTTTACGCTGGGCAGCTTCGGGGCCTGTGGGCCATGCCTGAGGGTGCCCCCGTGGGCCTGAGCGAATGCGGCTAGTTGATCCGCTAGCGCGGTCATGCTGACACCTCACGGCGCATATTTGCGGCTAGTGCTGAGGCATACAATCGGGCCTCTGACCATGCAAAATCATATGTATGGTCAAACGTTCGCACGTCATGCCATCCCCCTGAGGTGTCGCTAAACCTTTGAACGGTCAGGTCATGGTCAGGCCCTTGGCCATCATAGACAATGCGAACCAATGCTCCAAAATATGTAGGTTTCATGGTCAGGCCCCATTCCGGTTCAGTTTTTGGGCGATATCAGAACCCCCAGTTTTGCCTATCCATCCCCGGCCATCCCAGCCATATGACCCACGTTCAAGGGTAATCTGATTTTCACCCCATGTAAGCTGAATGAAGGTTTCACCCTTTGCCCGTGCATCCCTCACGGCACAATTCAATTGAACAAAGCTGGGTTTCCGTGCGTATTCACGTTCGAACATAGTTTTCCCCTATAACCGGGCAAGATGGCCCACGGATACACACTGGGTATTCCCAATGTGCAACCATTGACAATCGGTAAGGGTTCAGGCGGCAAGCATTAGAGGAATGACCCGTTTGTCAGGGTCAACTACAAAGCCGCTCAGGTCAGTCTTAGCGTTACCCTTGGCATAAAGGGCGACGACGACACCCTGGGGATCGATATGGCGGATATCGCTATCGTCACCGTCTACACATTCAAGGCCCATGAATGTCGCTGGGATTCCCTCACGCTTACGAAACACCACGGCGATACGCATTCCCTCAGCGATGGCCTGATTGACATATTTCTGATAACCCGGCATTCCGCTATATGAAAACGTCAGGTCATAGTTAGAGGGAACGCCCTTTCGGTTAGAAATCTTTGTGTAGTCATAGAATTGAATGCCGGGAAATGCGGCCATGACGTTCGCATAGGTGACACCCTTTATAGTCACTGGGATGGATTCCCAGCGAATGTCAGAGGTTCCATTCAGGCGAACCAAGGGAACCATTCCAGCATTGTCTGCCTTTGTCGCTAACTTGCTAATGTCTTTCACCAATTGGGCCATGAAGGAATCACGCTCAGAGAAAAACCATTGGGCTTTGCTTATGCGGGATTGTTGCACGCTATTGAATGCACCCCGGCCAGCACTATAGAGGCAAGCATTCTCGCAACCCGCAACCTTTGCCATTGGGCAAGTGTTATGACCTAAGATTGTGCTGGGTGCCAT